GATATTTCACTTCCATAAGCAAGAGCTGGGTTTTCTTCTTTAAATTTCTCTATGTCTGTTCTTATTTCATTTAAAATCTGTTCACGACTTTTTGAGTCGTCAAACATCGATCTTACATAAGCCTCTATCTCATCACCAAAACCCAATGCAGTACCTTGACCAAGAAATGATCTTGCTAAGTTTGTAAATTTTGATGTTTCACCAATAGGTGTGTATTCTCTTTTTTTTGGAGCCATTTATTCTAAATCCTCTTTTGTAAGTATAATAAATCCATTATTATTAACTTGATCGTAAACTAAATCTCCAGCTTTAAGTTTTCCATCTGATTTAAGTTTTTCAAATTCATCATCGCTAGAATATGATTCAAAAATAGATCCTAATTGTTTATCTGCGTATGCTCCGAACCCAAGTAAATTTTTCTCTTGTTCAAAATATTTTTCCATAAGGTTAAATCTTTGTGTGTTGTAATCATTAATAGCTCTCATTCCAGCAACAATTATAATATTACCTTCTTTTGTATTTGCTAAATTAGGTGAGGCTGATTTAAATAAGTTTGCTTCAAAATCTGATGTGGCACCAGAACCAACTACTCTCATACGAGGAACAATGTAGTTTGCTGTTGCAAAGAAAACTTGTTGAGCATTTAAATCTTTTGAATCCTCTAAAGATAAAAGACCTAATTCATCTAATTGTTTTCTTAATGGTAATAATGCCTCTTGTATTGGGCCTGTATTTAAATCTTCATTTTCAAGAAGATTTGCTAATATTTCAAGTCTTGCATCTACTTCTTTACCAGCATTTATTGACTCTCTAGCTTTATCTATTGCCTTATATCCATCTTTTATACCCTCTTTTACAAACTCAGATTCTTGTGTTTGATCTATGTTTATTCCACCAGCACTTGCTAATTCTAAAGCCTTTGTTGCGTACTCAGCAGAACCAGGAACTAAATTAGGATGAACAACAGACATTTTTTTCTCTAATGCAGTTCTTTGATCTTTTGTTGTAATCTGTAGAAGAGCTAATTCGTTTGCTAATGTATCTTGAGTTTTTTGATAATCAAATTTTTCTTGTTCAAAATCTTGTGCTTTTGTTATTTGATTATATTCATTCATTGACTTCATTCCAGAAGCTAGAGCTTCACCAAAAGATACAGGCATAGTAGAATAACCACTCTTAGCAAGTAATCCTTGACCAAATGCTCCACCTCTGCCACTTGAAGCAAAATCTAATAAGTTTTGACCTAATTGATTGGGTGGTACATTTGTTGGTGAAGTTTGTGTTGGTTTTACAAAAGCTGGTTTAGCATACATATTTTTACCACCTTGTTCCATACCCCTTGCAAATTGATTTTGAGCTGTTTGTCCAAGAGTATAGCTTCCTTCTTTTGCTGGTAAGGCTGTAAATCTACTCTTTGGTGTAGTTAAAACTGAATAAGGTGAAGTTCTTGTTTGTGGTTGATTTATAAAATTAGGATTTGCTACTGTGGATCTTGGAAGTAAATTATTATTCATTAAAATATCATTAATATCGACCATTAAAAGAACCCTCCAAGTAGTCCACCACCAACAGCTCCCATACCAGCACCGAGTCCTGGTATCATTCCAGCGATGTTAGCTCCTGTCATTGCACCACCAAGTAATCCAGCACCAGTATTTCTAAAGACAGGTTGTGTTGATACAGTTGTTGAAGGTACAGCAGCACCTAATGATCCAAGGTAGTAGTTTAACTTTTGATAGGGTTGTGTTTGGCCATAGTCATATCGAGCAATAGCATCTTGTAGTTTTGCCATCTCTAAACTCTCTCGTTCTTGACCGACTTGTTGTAATCTTCCTATATCATTGTAATCCATTTCACCAAGTTGAGGTGCAATCTGTGTAGCTGCTACTTGATTTTGTCTTTCACGATTATATTGATCGCCATAAACTTCATTAGCTAATCTACCTAGTGAGTCTGATAATATTTCTTGGTTAGCACCTGATCCTAATCTTCCGGCTTTACTAAACTGTGATTGTACTTGTGATGTCACATCACCAGCCATTTGATTAAATAATGCTTGTGAGTAAGGATTAGTAGTTGGTGATAAGTAATCACCTTGTAAAACTTTATTTATTTCTTGTTGAGAAGAACCGAGTAAGGGATTGCCTTGTAGAGCTCTTGCACTAGCTAATTGTAAAGCTGTATCTGTTTCTGGCGCAAAATCAACATAAGTGTTGTTAGGGAAAAATGAAGGTATATTAGGGTTTTCATACAACTGTTGTGCTGCATCAATAGCTTGTGTGTAATAGGGTTTAATAAACTCTGATGGTTCACTTGAAGTTGTTGTAGTTACATTTGTTGGGTTTGATCCTTTTGACATTTTATATTTCCTTATTTAGTAAGTATGCTTTAACTCTAAATCCTTTCAATTTTCTCACCCATCCTTTTCGCCCAGCGACTTCAAGATGAGTACAATTTTGTTTTTTAGCAAATTTTTCTATAACTATTTGTATTTGCTCTAACCAATTATCCAGGTTAGTTCCACCAGCTAGAAAATATCGTAATACTTTCGAGTTGGGGTATCGTGCTATTTCAGTAACAACAGCACTTTCGACTTTGTTATTATTCCAACTAATAAATAGTTGCATTCGATCATTAGCGAGGCCATACAATATATCTTCAATATTGTAAGTTTCGTCTAATGCCTTCTCTAATAATGGAGCTACTTGACTCCATATAAACTCAACATCTTCACTAGGTACTCTAGTTACAACATTATCCAATGACACAGTAGGATAAGTTTTGATCTGCGTTGCTTGAACTTGCATGAGTTAATGTTGCACTCCCATTTGATCTAGCAGAAACATGAAGTCCATTAAAAGCTGTACTTCCATTGGCAGTTGTTGGCATAAACAAAATAACTGAATTACCACTTATTCTTGCGTCTGTAAGAGTTGTAGTCGTTTGACTTGCTCTTAGTGTAATTGTTCCTGTACTGTTTAATTTACCATTGATCGTATTGTTCAATGATGTCGAAACTAATCTTAGATGTTGTCCTGTATCTGGTATCGATAAAGGAACTGTAGGAAACTGATTATCTGCCACCTTCAGGTCTCGCTTCTATATCTACACCTGATAAGGTATTAAAATTACCAGTCACATTAACTCGGACTCGATGATACCTAGATGTTGATCTTAGAGGACAAGCACCACTATCATTGGTCGATACTGCATCGCCTACTGATATGGTATCAAGCTGCGAGTTTCTAGTAATTGGTGTGACTGTAACTGTAGTATTAGATGTTCCATCTACAATCGGTCTGCAATTAATTAGTGTTGATCTTTTATTTTCAGCACCTTCAAACTCAGTTGTATCAACTGTAGCTGAGAGGCTAGTTGCTAAGAACTTACCGAACTTATGCTCACTATTAAAACCAGCTAAACCAACAATACCTTCACCATAATAGTAGGAGTCTAAGGATCTTGTTAAGTTATCTAAATTACCTAACACATCTAAACTCTCTAAGGTTGTAAATGCTTCTTGTGATGCACTCGCAACAAACTCTAAGTCGAGTCCACTACCTGTTGACCACTTATCTACTGCATAGTTGTAGATTAAAAACTTGTTATTAGTTGTACCATCAGCACCACCACCTCGATATGACCACACAACTATTGAGTTGTTAGGATCTATCGCTGATGTTATTCCATCTAAATTAGAGGATAAATCATCAAAAAAGAAATTGTTTACTTTACCATTACCAATCGGTGTTAATTGTTGACCACCAGTTAATTTGTAGAAACCATCTTGTGCTAAGAAAAATACTTGGTTTCCATAAGAAGCTACTGACTTAGGTGCAAAAGCTCCAATGTTATCTGCAATCTTATCAAACTGAAAGATAAGGGGTACACCGACATAAGACATTCTATAGATTGCCTTTTCCATAAAGATCACACCAGCAGACTCACCACCGACTATCGCTTGGATATTACCATGTGATCCCACAATATCTTGAAAGCCTGATTGAGTTGATTGGCTAGGAGTCCAAGTAGAACTATCATTAATACCTGACCATTTAACTCTTTGGTTATAAGTTGTGCTTGACTCTGTGGTATATCCGGCAACAACAAAGTCTCTAATAACTGCGATGTATTTTGCTTTGAGAGCAACAAGGTCACTAAAGGCACTATCTGTTCCTTCATCAAACTTTTGTATGTTGTCTGCAA